ACCAACATACGACCCGCCTCCCAAATTAGCAACTGCTATAGATTCTAAATCGTCACTGACGCCAGATGTTCCTGTTGCCCAAGTAGTTCCATTACTACTGGTTAGGATCTTACCATTTGTTCCAACCGCAATGTAGCTGGTATTAAACTTGGAAACACCATATAGATTTTCAGTTGTACCACTGGTACGAGCGGTCCAGGTTATTGCATCACTACTGGTTAATATTTTGCCAGTGGTACCAACGGCAATAAACAATGTGCCATCGTAAAATACTTTTTGTAAATCTTCAGTTGTTCCGCTTGTGCAAGTAGTCCAAGTGCCACCATTGTTGCCACTGGTTACGATAGTACCGTTAATACCAACGGCAACAAATAATGTATTATATGATGTATACAAAATATCATTTAATGTATTAGTTGTTCCAGTATTCAAAATTACTAGGTTACTGTTATCATTCGCAGTGCCGTCTACTGAATATGCTAGACCACCATCACCAACGAAAACAAAATACGTATTGTTATTGGCAGCGGCTCTAAAGGAATCAGTATACCCATATCCCCAGCTTGTTCCGTCTAAACTTATTAATACCGTGCTATAATCACCCACTGCAATCCATTGATCAGAAGTATATTTGACAGCATTCAGACGATATGATGTAGGAGTATCTTGTACGGCCCAGGTTGATCCGTTTGTACTAGTAATAATGCCGCCACCATCACCGACTGCAACAAGCAATGCTGAAGATAGATCATAGTCAACTGAATTAAGACTACCAGCGTATAGATTTGTCTTTACTGCTTGGGAGATAAAAATAGCATTATCAGGGACTGTTGATAACTGTGCAATAGTAAATTTTACAATAGTTCCATTGGACGCATTGGTAGTGGCAATAAAGTTGTTAATGGGTGATCCAGCATATACTACACAGGTAAAAGTATAGTTAACACTGAATGCTGCCTTGTTCCAAACACTACCATCAGTACTATAGACCACAGTACCACTTGCACCAACAGCAACAAAATATCCGTTGCCGTATGCTATACAATTTAATGTATTTTTGGTACCTGGATACACCGGAGACCAAGTAGCGGTGTCAGTACTGGTAAGCAATGTTCCATCAATACCAACTGCGATATAAAGTCCATTATTATATGCAATTGAGTTAAATTTATTTGTTCTACCACCGGTTGTTGGTGTGTAGCCTGCTGCTTCATTTCTAAAGGTATAGGTCTGAGCCAGTCTTAAAATATCACTGTGTTCAGTTAATATTTCTGTATTACCTAGGCGAGGCGCACCTTCTCCTAGGTTACCATTACCTATGTACAAGCGTTGCTCGTCTAGGCTCCAGCCCAGTTCTGCACTTGCCAGCTGTGGTAAATCCTGCTGTAAACCTCTACGATGTTGAACCCTTGAGATGGAAACGATTGCCATTTAATAATCTCACTTTCATATATTTAGTGAAATCAATGATTGGAATAGTAATCCCGGACTTTGTCAAACCACTTGTGTTCATATTCAGTGAGATCAACAACCCAATGCTGTGGTTCAACATCTTTACTGCACATTAGTATAACACCCTGTCGAATGTCAGTGCCGTAAACAGCATTATGAGCAGAAGCATAAGCAGCAGCTTGTAGGAAATAGTCTTCAATCCATTCTGTCTTCTTAGGCTTATTAGTTTGCTTAAAATCAATAATGCTGGGTACGCCATCATAGATGCCAACAAGATCAGTTGTGCCCGCATATAATCCAGGATAATAGAGCCCAACTTCGCTTCCCCACCATTCTGTTAAATGAGGATCTAAGTATTCCTCAATTATTCTTGAAGCCATTTTAGCACTTTGCTGATGCACTAAATTACTTTTGATCTGCAATTCATTATGAACTAACCAATGTTCCAAATGACTGTGCATACTTGTGCCGCGATTGGCAGCCTCTGTAGTTATCTCTTGCGCTTTAACTGTACCAACACGCTTGCGCCATTCATGAAGAGCTTGCTTCTTTTCTTCTGATTTGGTCTTCTCAAGTATAGTTGTTACGCTTGCGACTGCGCCGCCATCAGGGGTTTGATATTTCCTACCTTCTGATGTTTGTTTTCTGCTAATTGGTGTATAGTTGTATCGTTCTTGATATCTAGTGTTTACCAGCTGATGTTCCAAAATATATGCATTCCATCGTTGCTCTGACGACTTACAGCATAGCCTAATTTAGTGAAATAGTCAATAACTTTATTCATTTCACTTGTCTTAGGTGGATTAATTATCACTGATTGCCAAGAATCATAATACACTTGACTAGTGGTCATTGGCGACCCCTCAATTGTGACACCCATGATATCTGTCTCAGTGGCACCTGCAACAATGGCATTTAGTTGCCCACTGTTAATAGCAGTAAGGATATTACTGTTGATGATAAAAATCTCAGTTTCAACAGTAATATTTGCTATGCTTTCTGTTCTGGCGTCCACGGCTGAGATCATATTTTTATTCCAAGTTATTTTGCTATATTATTTTGTGCGGCAGTCTGTGCCATTTGATCCACAGTTGCCGCGCCGCCATCTTGACTTGCACCCTGATCGGCTAGTTCATCTTCAGCACTGGGCCCAATTGTAATTTCATCTTGATTAAAATTACTTACAAGTTTTTGAATATTTGGGTCTGAGTCAAACATTGCTTTGAATTCATCATAAGTTAAGTTATACCCAACATTACGCATAAGATTGGAAATGGCAACAATAGGAACTTTGGTACCCTTTCCCATCTTTGATTCAAGATGTTGGAGAATTGTCATTAAAGTTCCACTTTGCCCCATAATGAAATTGGGCTCAACCTCCAACAGTTTCATATTATGCTCTCATGCCTCTGCCTAGTTCAGCACTACCACCAACTGCGGCATCACTTGTTGCCATGTCATTGGCACGTGGAATTTCAGCGCCAGCTTCAGGAGCAGGTTCAACACCAGCTTCAGGAACAGCAGGTTCAGCACCTAAGTCTGCGCCAGGAGCAGCACCAGCGCCTAACTCACCACCAGTAGCCATTGGGGCAGGAGCCTCACCAGCAACAGTACGAGCAGCACCATCCATTCCTTCACGAGCAGCCTTAACAGCATCAAGTAGAGGAGTTAGTGTCTGAGTAGCAGCGGCACCGAAAGCCTGTGCCTGCTCATCACCAACACGATCACGAATGGTATCCATAAGAGGAGGAAGCTCTTCGTTAACCATAGCACTGATCTTTTCAACCATCTTCTGGATTTCATCAACCATGCCACGAGCAGCAACAATTGCTGATGCCTGATCAACTTCACCTTCCATCAAATATGTTGAACCGGATAAGATGCCTCTAAGAACATCCATTGCTTCTTCAACAGATTCCTTCTTAGCCATCTTAGTAGCTGTAGCATACATGACAGAATCGCCATCTTTACCATAACGCTTCTTAAAGTCGCCCTTGACTTTCTTCATGCCCTTAACATACTTCTCACGCTTGTCAAGTTCGTTCTTCTTTAGAGTACGCTCAATGAGCATATTATTGTATTCACCCAACCATGACTCAAGAACTTTGCTCACCAACAAAGCTTCAGTGAACTGTGGATTACGTTCAGCTTGATGAGCCATTGTGCTTGATTTGATTCTATGAATCTTAGTTGTTACTCTGTGCAATGCATCTCGAGCATCATTTGCTGTCATTTCTGACAGGTTAAGACGCCACTTATACACGCCTTCTAATTGCTTGTTTAATTCATGGCTTGATAGATTTTTGCCAAACTCTGTAACGAACATGATCAATTCCTCGTTTAATGTATTTATTGCAGACCAACAGATTTTTCTAATTCTGAAATCTGATAATATACCGATGAAAGCTCACCCATTGTCCTACTGAGTCTATCTTCAAACAAATGACTCTTAATACTTTTTACTACCTTATATTCAAACAACCGCTTGTCATGTGTAAGTCCATTGAGCTGCTTATCCAAATTTGCAACCACCATTGTCAAATTATGCTTCTTTTTGACTGTTAATGCTGCTGATAAGACTGCTAGACGCTGGCTTAAGAAGCGTTGTATCTCTATGCCTTTGGTGTCCAATAGAACCCAATAATCATTGATCAAGTGAATACGATAATTATTCACCTTATAGCCTTTACCAGTCTCAGTAATAACGACCGAGCTTGGACTTTGCACTTGTTCTTTTACGAACGTTTCAATTTTGTTTAGAGCTTTGCTTGATGTCATTTATACAGTATAACAGTACTGTAATGACAAGTCAATTAATGCGGGAGTTTTAGAAAGTAAATTCCCAATCCCAACAGTGTAGTTAACAATGAGCCAATGATTGTAAAGCCAATACCCAATAATTTTTTATACGCCGAATTTTCTTTTTCCACCAACATGTCTTTTATCTGTTTTACCATTGTTTCCAAATTGGTAAGGCGTTCTTCCATACGTTCCATGTTACCCTTCATTGAGTCGTACCTTTGAGCACACAACTCAACATGAGCTTCTAAACTCTCTTTCTCTATATCCGTGGGGCTAGTGAATGTAGTAGTGTTGCTCATGCTAATATTCCTATAAATTATTTATTAATTTTTGTTATTAAAAACATAATAGATATTGCATTGCTCCCCGTAAGATATCAAGCATCGTGGTCCAATTATAATGTTGTTATAATCTTTCATTGGAACTAAATTGCTATCACTCTTTAAATTTGCAATTGGATCTTCGTCTACTGCAAATATTTCTGAGTGATCAACACTGAATTCAAAACTCCAAACTTTGGCTATTCCTGTATATGAGGATCCAAAGTTAAACCTTTCCAAATCGGTTTCTACAAATTGTGGGAATTTAGTTATATAAGGTTGACAGCGTAGGCTTGCAACTTGTACAACAGTATTCCAGTTTCTTATGATGTTACGATCACCTTTATCCGGAATATCAAATAAGGTATAACAGGTGTATGTGGGTAGTTCTTCTGACACGGTTTACTTAGTGCTGTGAAATTCAGACAAAAAGAAAGGGCATCGCTGCCCCTTCTAGTTTACTATACTTAATTAAATTAAGCGTAAGTGAATGTACCAGCGCCGTTTAGAGCTGTACTTGTTGTTACTACATAGTCACCTGCTGAACCACCGATCTGTGATACAAGAGCATCCTTCAATGCGCCATAAGCACCAGTAGTTGTTCCGCCAGCACCATTGTTAACTGTTGCTGCATCAACGATTGCAGTGAAAGTACCAGCTGCCTGAGTACCTAGAACAATCAATGAACCAATCTGTGCAAGAGCCTTAACTGCACCACTGTAACCACCTGGTGTGATGATCCTAGTTGTGCCATCTACTGCATCAGCAGTGAATACGTTGTTGCTGTTTGCAACCTTAATTACAACGAAGTTATAACCATAAAACTGTCCAGCTGCTGGACTACCACTAATTCTACCAATCTCTGCCATTTTATTTCTCCAAAAAATTGCGTGTATAACGCTGTAATTATTTATGCCTGATGCCAAGAAGAAGGGGTATTGCTACCCCTTCTCAAACACATTATTTGTGTTACTACTGTGATTATTATCCAGCTGAAACTCTAGTATTAGTCTTACCAATTACGGTAGTTAATAGCTTGTTTAGCTCAGGCTTACTCAAACTATCCAATGATTTTTGTATTTGAGCAAATGTCATTGGTGTATCTGCTGCGGCA